CCCGTAACAGCAGAAGCCGCACCGTCTCCGATGAGCTTTATGCCGGACGCAATAGCCTTGATCACTCCCGCAGCAGACGCCGCACCTGCAATAGTTCCGAGCCCGCTTCCGATTCCCGCAAGAGACGAGGACAGCGCGGGAGAGTCTTCAGCTGCGTCCGTCACACTGCCTGCAAGAGATGTAAGCACGTCAAGCGCAGGAGACAGCGTGGTGATAAAGTCGTCGCCTATAGCCTGCTTAAGCTGCTCCGTGTTGTTTTTCAGCAGCTGCTCCTTCGACGCAGTGGTGGAGTAAGCACGGGAAGCCTCTTCGTTCAGCGCAGTGTTCGAGTCCCACGCTTCCTCAGCCGCATTCAGAGTACGTGTGAGTATGTTGTTCGAGGACGCGAGAGACAGAGTGGCGTTAGACATTCGCACCTCTTTTATCCCGAGGTCTTCGAGTATCTGTATTGCCCCTCCGTCGTTCTCGTCAACCTGCCCGAGCGCGTTTATAAAATCGTTCAGAGCTTCAAGCGGCGCGGCTTTCCATGCATTCACAAACTGATCCGCCGTTCTTCCGGTAAGCTCACCCATCTTCTCGAGCATCGTGTAGCCGTCAACAATGTCGTGAAGCTGTTTGGTTGAGTATCCGAGAGGATTTGCAACAGCCTTGAAGTCCGCACCGCCTTCGAGAGCTAACTTTTTCAGCTCCTCAATGGTGAGTCCGCTTTCTTCAAGAATGTTCGGTATCTTAGGATATCCCGCCACACCGACAGCTACATTTTTGAGCAGCTTCGAGAACGCAGAACCGCCCGCCTCCGCTTCGATGCCGACAGAGGAAAGAGCGGTCGCAATAGCTAAAATCTGCGCTTCGCTGAGTCCCAGAACAGCACCGGTCGAAGCCAGACGGGTAGCCATCTCAACAATGTCGCGCTCCGTCGTTGCAAAGTGGTTTCCGAGGTCTACTATGGTTGAGCCGAGCCGTCCGTAGTCATCCGACGACATTTTCGTGATGTTCGCAAATTTAGCGAGAGCGGACGCACCTTCGACGGAAGATAGATTCGTAGCGGTGCCGAGCTTTATCATGACTTCCGTGAAGGCTAAAATGTTCTCCGCTGAAATGCCGAGCTGACCCGCACTCTCCGCCACTCCCGCTATCTCCGTGGTGCTGACCGGTATCTCACGTGCCAGATCCTTTATGCCGGCTTTAATGTCTTCAAACTGTTCCGTAGTGCCGTCTACCGTCTTGTAAACTCCCGTGAATGCCGTCTCAAATTCAGTTGAAGCGTCAAGACAGGACTCTATCGCACTGCTAATCCCCGAAAATATCTTCTCAAGTCCGAGAGTCGCCGCCATTCTAGCAATGGTTTCGAGAGAAGTGTTCGTCTTCTCCGCCATCTTTTCGGCGTCCTCTCCCGCGCCTTCCGCTCCGTCTCCGAATTCGTCAGCCTTTCGCCGCGCTTCGTCCAGGGAATCGGAGGTGTCGTCGAGAGCGCGCTTAGTGTCAAGCAGATCCGATTTCGCATTGTTAAGCTGCGTCTGCCAGTTGTCCGAGAACATACGGAATTTTTCTTCCGACTCCGTGTTGCCCTTCAGATTCCGCTCAAGCGTCTCCTTCTGCTTCAGCAGCTCTTCCATCTCCCCGAGAGAGTCCTCCCCCGAGTCCTTTATCGAGTTAATCTTGTCCGAGAGAGAGGCGAGCTGACTTGTGAGATCTTCTCCGCGGCTGACAAATCCGGCAAGCGCATCCTCCGAGTATTTCAGCGCACTTTCGATATCTTCAACCTTCTTCTGCTGCGTCTCGTAGGTCCGCTTCAGTATGTCGTATTTCTGCCCGAGAGCTTCAAGAGACTCGTCGTTCCCCTCAAAAGCCTTGTCCGTCAGCTTCATCTCACTGCGCATGGTCTTTAGCGAGCGGTTTATGTCGCTGATTTTCTTCTTGTATTCGTTTTCTCCCTTGACCGTGAATACAGTGGTGATGTTTCTCGACGCCATTATTCTCCCCCTCCTCTCCGTCCGAGGTAAATCTCAAAAATCATGCCTACCCTCTCGTGTAAAGCGTCGCGCCATGATACCCCGCACCTCGTGCAGAGCGAAAGAAATTCCTCACGCGTCATGGGCTTTTCGCGAGTGCCGTTTTTTTTTCATATTCCGCAAGCCCCGCGTCAATGGGACCGTCTTCTTTCACGCGCTCTATCTTCAGCCCCGAGTATATCGCTTCGAGTACAGCGTTCTTTATCCCGATTATGTCGCCGGGTAAAATAGTCCGCCTAAGCTCGTCCTCCGTTACAATGTCCTCCGCGTCATATCCCATGTAACGTCTGGCAAGCTCCCCCTCGCGCTGAAGAATTATAAAACAGCCGAGAGCAGTCTCATATGACTCACGCCCCGCGGAGACGAGCTTGTCCATGAAGTCATCCCCCATAGCCTCGTTTATGTCAAAATAAGCGTCAGCCGTGTAGAGAAGCCTGTATTCCCGCCCGTTCAGACTGTATGTGCTTCCGTACTTCATGCCGTCACGCCGAGCTTCTTCTTGACCCACGCTTCAGCCTCGGAAGAGGTCGCAAACATTTCGGTCTTCTTCCATGTCTTGGCGGAGTCGGAGCATATGTACGCGAGCATTGTTACGGAGTCGCCGGAGAGCGTGATGCCGTCCCCCTTTGTCTCGTATGTGCTGTTTCCGAGAGACGCCTTCACCTTCGGATAGAATACACCCTCGTAGAATACCTCGCCTTTGTCAATAAGAGTGCGGTAGAAGCCGAAGCCTATGAACGGAGGTGTGTCGTCCCCGCCGTATGTCATCTCCCCGCTCTCCGCGTCAAGCGTTACTCCGAAAATGTCGGCGGATACGGAGTTCGGCACACCCTTGTTGTCGTACGTCAGCTCGCAGTATTTTACGCTTGATACGTTTTCACTCATAGCGTCGTTGGAGTAGTATTGAGTCTCCGCCTTGTTCAAGTTCTCCGTGACCTTGACAAATTCCGAAAAATCCGACGGAGTGCCGTATGTGGGAAGAGAGCCGGCGGTCTCTGCGGTGATTTTCGCGTAGTAGGGCTTTGTCGCACCCATCTGAGTTTTTCTGACCTGATTCATTTTTGTGATAGCTTCACTTGCTGCCATCTTGTTTTCTCCTTGTCTTTTTCTAAATGTTTTTCTCCTGCCAGGAGCGGAATATTACCTCCGCATTGTCAAAGGCAGATTTTTCCCCGCGGTCTATGCCGTCCGAGATAAAAGGTCGCGGCGGATTGTTCCTCGTGCCGTATTCGTTCAGAAAAGCAACCTCCGCGTTTCTTATCTCTTTTCGGCGTACCGCTTTGCCGTTCTTGATAAATTCCCGACGTGTCCCGCGCCATACCAAAACGAGCTGACGCGACTTGTCCTTACCGTATCCCGGCGGCTTTCGAGCGAGAGACTTTTCACTAAGCCCCGTCGAATAAGGTCCCGAGAGCATCTTCTTCGCGTTCTCACGGATAAGCGGCTCTATTACGTCGGCTTCGGCGGTGAGCAGCTCGTCAATAAGCTCTACAGGTAAATCGTCCCTGAAATAATCATTGCCGCCTGATGTAACACCTGCTATCCTTGCCATTTATACCTCCGTTACCATTCCCAAAAATTCGCTTTCGTAAACATATTGCCCCCATCCGTCCGATACAGAGGAAATAACGTCAGGGAATGTCCCGCCGAGCTTTACTAACGCTTTGCATATTTCCTCACGCTCATCTTTCACACTACAGCCGTGCCGCGCCCAGAGAGTGAGAGTCAGCCGCACTGTAATGAGCGTTGGAGCGTCGTTCGAGTAGTACGTTCCGCGTGATGAGGTGACAAAGGTAATGTATTTCTCCGCGTCCTCGCCTGTGTAAACGCCCTCACGCACTACCGGCACTATTCCGGAGAGAGCGGAGACAAGCGCGGTTTTAAATTCAAACTCTCCGCCGTAACATACCGAACCGTAGGATACACTCACATCGCACCCTCCCTCTTCTCGACGGTGAAGGTGAGCCATCCGCCGCTGACAGACCTTTCGGGAGAGTTCACAATGTACCATACCTCCCCGCGCATTCTTATTCGGCAGAGGGAAGTGATTTTCCGCGTGTACCGTACAGTCACCGTCATGACCTCCGGAGAAAATACTCTCCCCTCGCCGCGGTCGTCGTCATATCGAATGTACCTCCGTCTCACCTTTGCCGGAATTCCCACGCTGAAAAGGTCTTTCCAGCTTGTTATGTCCTCTCCGGCAATGCATACGGTTTCGGGATATTCTATGTGAATCCTCTCTCTGAGGTCTCCCGCATTATTTACTGCCATATCCCTCCGATTCAAGCTCCTTTCTCATGCGCGTCATCATGCGTTTAGTGTATTCGTCAGCCGCGTAAGCCTGTGTGGACGAGAGAAAACCGCGGTTGTCAAAATAATGCAGTGCAAGCGCGTATATGTAAAGCTCGTATTTCGCGTTGTCCCTCTCCTCGAGTAAATCAACCGGAATACCGCTCTCCCGTGCATGATCCCGCGCGGCTCGAAGACATAATTCCGCCACAGCACTCTCCCCGTCTTCTTCGGCAGCATCGGGAAAAATGCGCCCGTAGTCAAGAAATCCCTTGAGACTGACCATTACCGAAGCAGCTCTTCAAGTGCGGATATGCATTCCGGCTTAGGATATCTCGCACTTTCCGCCGCACCCACAACGGAGAGCAAAACGTCGGCAGACGCGGAGGTGTTGCTTACCTTCACACGGACGTATCTCTTGCGATTAGCTTCTGCGGCAATATAGAGACAAGCGGAGTTCTTCGCAGTTGCGCCGTCCCCGACAATCTCGACAGAGCCGATTTCCGCCGCACCTGTCATGCTCTCGTTGTCGCTCTCTTCCGCGGTGAGGACAACCTTCTTGCCGCTTTCAATAGTACCGCAGGCGAGGGAAAACAAAATTCCGTCGTATCGCGAGAGATCTGCCGCGTCGGATGCAGCATTCCCGCCGGCACTCTGACTTACGGGATAGATTACGTTTATAATTTCAACTTTTTCGTTAAGCTCGTGCATATTGTCCTCCTCTTATGCTCTCTTGGCAAGCGTTACAAACGGCGAGCGTGTGAGAGTGCTGTTCTTGATTTTGAGCGGCTTGTTTACCATGGGCGCACCGTTCACGCGTAAAATCATGCGGAAACACATCTGGTCGGTGAGAAATTCCACGTGCATAGACCAGTCCTGACGCGCCGTGCCCTTCTTAATTACGGTGTAGTCCTCGAGGTTCGCGAGAATAATGTCGCCTGCTGAGCCGAGAGACGAGCAGTTGTCGGTGTAAATGACGGGTCTGCCGAGTATTCTCTGGTTCGGTGAATCCGCAAGACCGCCCTCGGGAAGCCACAGGGAACTGCCGTCGGTGAATTTCAGCTTCTGAAGCTGTTCTTCCGTGTCGGGATGAGCGAGCCATACTGTCCTCTTGCGTGAGTCGTAAAGGCTTCTCTGCCACATCTTCAGTATGTTCTCGGTGGTGATAGTGCCGGA